TCAGCGAAAATCAACACCCGGTTGTTTACCGCTGCCCGACTGGCCGGAACCTTCAAAGGCGCGTCCGAACGCATCCGATTCCTTCATTTCGGCAACCAGACCAGAGATATCCATCGGCGTACCCTTGGAATCCGCGATCTTTGCGTTGCCGTCCTTGTCAATCACCTCGACCGTAAACTTGCCGTCGACTTCCTTGACGCGGGTATGAGCCCGTACGTGAGGAAGAAGCAGTTCCACCGATCCCTTGGCTTCGGCCAGCGCAGACGTTGCGGCCGCATCGATAAGCAGGCCCTCAACGGTCTTGGTCAGATGCCCGATACGCTCATCACGGCTGGTAAGCTCACCAGTGTGCTTTTCCAGAAGCTGTGCCTTGGCGGCCTCGAACTTCGTATTGGCGATCTTGTCGGCTTCCTTGGCAGGGTCGATGCTGGTCAGTTCTTCAAGCTTTGCCAGAGCCTCACGAGCCTTGTCTGGGTCAAGGTCCTTGAACTTGATCACATCGCGCTCAAGACGTTCGCGTGTCGTGCGCTCCTTGCCGAGTGCAGTCTTGAGACCATTCACGTCTTCAAGTGCGAAGCCGTCGACACTCTCGACATCAAGAATGAACTTGCCATCCTTCTCGACATAGAGAGCCGAAATTGCGTCATCGATACCGTCAAGCGATGCCAGAATTGCTTTGAGAGCCATGTTTATCCATCCCGGATAGTTGTGCGCGTCCCGCGCATTGAAAAAGGCCCGGAAGGATGATCCCGCCGAGCCGTGTGAAGTCAGATTGTCGTTGAGCTATTCCGCCCGTTCTTTCACCGGTGGAGTGACGGCAGCGGTCAGATCATCCTCGGTGTCGTCACCGGGGAGTTCATCCATGATCCGCTTTTCCTCTTCGTCCGCGTCGAACTCGGGCGAAAGGATGCTTCTGCGCTTCATTTCCTGCCAGAGCGTCTGTGTGCTGAGCTTTCCGCGCTCATTCATGGTCAGAAGCGTGTCAGGCGCCTTGTCCTCGCCGAGTTCGATTGCGAAGTCAGTATTCACGTAAACGGTCGGCTCGAGCTTCACATTCAGCCACATCGATGTGAAGACGTATGCCCGCTCCAGACAATCCTTGAGCATGAGAGCCCATGCCTGTACGGCGCTGGCTGACTTCTGGGAAGCGAAGGCGGCTGCAACCTGCGTAATCCCGCTAGTGCCCGCTGTAAGCGGCTGACGACCAAGCTCGCGCATCTGTGTCTCGGTCTTGTCGACCTCTTCAGAGAGGAACTTTAGCGACGAGGCCGAGGGTTCGATGAACTGCCACTGCCCGCTCTTCGTGCCATCAGGCGTCGGAGGTGCATAGAGAACGACCGAAGGGCCAATCGGCGCCATGACTGGCTTGCCGTTCTCATCAACCGGCGGCGTTACACCATTGCCCGCCAGCATCGGAAACGCCGTCAGTTCCTTTGCGGACTTAAGATTGGTCTCCTGCTGGTAATGCTCAACCTGCAATTCAGCGACGTTTCGCATCGGCGGGCGAATGCGCCATGTTGAGCCTTCGCGTCTGCCGGTGAAGAATGGCACAAGCGCGATCACACCAATCGATATCGGTCCTTCCGCGATTAGTGACCAACCTGCGTCCGTCTTCGTGCCTTTTTCCCAGATTTCATATCGGGCCGGCCCATACTGACCGCCTTCCAGTTCATCCCGGATGAGTATCCGAACGCGATCGATGCACTGTTCCTTGCCGGTGCAGTCTCGCTGGGTGACAGGCTCATAGATCTTGGCGTAGGTGAACTGTTCCTTGCCATTGATGACCTTGCTTTCTACCCAGAGCATGTCGGTAGCGGGGATATTCACCCAATATGGCCGCGCACCCATCCGCTTCTCATCGGCAAGCGTGGCCCCCTGCGGAACAGTCGGATAGTCGACCAGCACCCAGTCAATGGCGTTGTGAATGCCGTTGAAGAACACCGTATCGGCGAAGACATGCAGATGATTGCCGCCGCCGTCGATATCCTCGGTCACAACCTTGATTGCTTCCGGCACGGTATCGTTGGCGAGCGTCACTTCCTTCGAAAACGGCTTGGACGCCAAGTTCTCCACGATATCCGAATAGATGTCAGTGAACTTCGAGTTCGCCAGACGATAGTCGTAGTTCGGGTCACTCTCATTGGGAAACTGCGGAAGATAGGATTTACCAGCTTTCCGCATGGCGTCGACGCCACCGCGGATCGCCGCAACCTTCGTCCAGTAGCCGAGCATCGCCTTATAATCGGCTGATGTAGCGAGAAAATCTGTATCAGCCATTTATCCGTCCATAGGTTCCGAAGACAGCTTTCGGCATCTCAGCACCAAGCATCAGTTCAGTGATTGCCCATACAAGGGCGTCGGCACGGTCAGGCGATCCATCACCCACGTAACCGGAGGCAGTGAAGTTGCACATCTGGTCTTCAAGATCGGGGAAAATGCCCACGTGATGCACTTTGCCTTGCTCGTACAAGGCGCTGATCGGCTCGGCTCGAACAGCCTTGCCGCGACTGGCAACAACTTCCTTGAAGGCTGCCTTCTTATCGGCAGTCGCGACCGTGAAGCGCACCATGTCGCCGCCGTAGTTCCGTTCACCAACAATCCGGTCAGCTTCGAAACGATGATAGAGATCAACCGCTCGCCTGCCCCATCCTTCCGGCGACAACTGGCAAGTGCCATCCTCCAGAATGTATGCGTGGCCGTCTATTCCACGACCAGCTACCACAATGCCGATATCATCGCCGCCGTCATCACCACGCGTGCCAGAGGGGTCGACCGCGACCACAACTCGAACCAGTTGCGGCGCCTGTTTCATGCGCAGGCTGTCGATACCCGGCATGATTTTGCCGTCGGCAGCCGTTCGATCATCCAGAGCCCACAAGGCACCGTTGACTTCGCTTGCCCATTCGCCAGCTTCAAAACGAAGCCGCTTTGCTGCCGACATCGAGGCCAGCACGTCGAAATACTCCGCCGGCAGGTTATCGGCATTATCGGACGGGTTTACCTTCATCTCGACGTAGTCGTCGGGATTGGGAAGCGCCTCTTTCGTGCCAGGCTTCATCTTCGACCGGAATAGCTGAAAGCTCCAATGCAGTTTTGACGGCGGGTTACAGTCGAAATAGGCCTTAAGCGCCAGATACTGCCGTCCGGTGGCTTTCGCTATTTGAGCGGCGAGCTCACACTTCTGGGCCAGGCGGGACATTGCGGTTTCCACCGATGCCCACGGAATCTGACTGCTTTCATTGAAATAGAGGGTTGCGTATTCCTGCCCGAGAATCTTCTCAACGCGCTCCTTGTCGTCCAACCCCGCAATCCAGACCTGAGAACCATTCGGTAACTCGACATAGAAGTCAGTCTTGTCAAACCGCACGCGCAGCGATGGAAAGCACAGTTTCATAACCTTTGGCAGCGTATCGGACCAAACCGAGGTCTTGGCATGGTTGAACCGGAAACGGAAAATGACATGCCGAGAGCCTGGCGCATTGATTGCCCGCTGAATGATGGCTCGGACAAGCACAAAGGTCTTTCCAGATCGGGAGCCACCGCGCAGCATGATATTGCGCGCAGGGCCAGCCAGCAGCCGGTTAGCCTGCCTTTGCTTCTCCGTCAGTTGAATTGCTGTCATGTCTCACAGTTCAGCGTCCTCTGGTGATACGGTTAGAGATATCTCCCCCGAATGCTCGTGCTTCTCCACCATAAAGCCGAGCATCTTTGCCATATCGACAAGTGCGCCCTTTTTGTCGTGAAGCTTAAATTTGATGCGGCGCACATCTCGCGCATCTTCTCCGCGACCGTCTTTGAAGTCCTCAACGGTGACCTCGGCCAACGCTGCCGCTTGCTCTCGTGTCAGGTTGGAGAAATCTAGATACGGGTCTCCGTCTGCCCCTGCCCGCATGTAGTCGAGCATGTTCGAGAAGCCGATCTTCGCAAGCTCCTCGACAATGCGCTCTTTCGTGATTTCAAGCTTCTCAGCGGTCTTTTCCCGCCCTTTGGCAATAGCTTCCTGCACCACAACATTTAACAACAGGCGTGAGCTTTGCTGTTGAGCTGTCTTCTCGCTGTACCCCGCCCGGATCGCTGCCTGCGTGGCGTTCAGATCAATCAGGTATTCAGCGATAAACCGCTCTTGTTTCGGTGTGAGACTCACGGTTCAATTCCTAATGGTGGATTGTCGAGGGCGTCATGATCAAAGAAACAATTATAACTCTGCTGCCCGTAATGGTTGGCGGCATAATCGCGCTATTGGGTGGCATAGCGGGGCCATTGGTATCTCACTTTCTGGCTTCAAAGAAAGACAGACGGCGTGAACGCATCGAGAAGTTCGAGGAATTATTTTCGCTTCTTGGGTCACATCAACAATGGATGGAGAAAGAACGTTTGCGTATGGCCTTTGGAAGGCCTATCGAAATTTCTCCATCGCCACTGCTTCGGGCGAATGCTATTTGCTCGATTTATTTCCCTGAAATGAAGCGGATATTGGTCGACTTGGAATATCCATCAGCCAATTATCTTGCGTGGGCAGCAAACGCCGGAGAACGGCGCACTACGGGCAGAATCACGGAGATGAATGAAGGGCTGATGGAGTCCTATACTCCATACATAACGAAATGGACGGAAGCTGTAGATAAATTCTCCGAGTACGCAGTGCAAAAGGGCGACAAGATTTAACTTTCCCCTAGCCGATCCAATTCAGCCTGAATGCCCTGAAACCTCTCGGTCATCCAGTTCATCTGATTGCGGAGATCATTCTCCAGTAGGTCGATACGAAGCGCGGTAGCTTTCTGTGGGCCCGTGGCGGCCTCGACTTCTTCAAGCCACTTCGCCTGATCCTTAGCAATACCGTCCATCAAGCGGCGCACTGTGGCCGGATCGGCTGGCTGCACGTCAACCACGAGCTTATCGAGCTTGGCCGGCTTCTCCGCCCTTGGTAGCGCCATTACAGGAACGGCAGCAGCTACGGGAGCGAGGCCGAGGAAAGAAAGGAAGCGACGGCGGTTCATTTTTCACCTATTGTCGTTGGGCGAAGGAGATCGGCATGGACGAACGCGAACGGACAACAGACAGCAAAGAACCGAAGTACGTGTACGGAAAACCGTTGACGTTCTTTGAAGCTGAGTTGTTCGCTGTCATTTTCAAGTTCTGCCAGGCGCTCAAATCGGCCTTTGTAAAACGATAAATGCCGGTCTTGCCCACTTACGCCGCATAATGAGGGTTCATACCCCCCGGAGCTGGGCTGGCCGCTACAGCCACGAGTGAAAGCCTTGTTCCAAGCGGCCGGCTGCCTCAGTCAGACAATCCGCTCCCTAAGAATGGAACACGACGCCGTTGCTTGCAGTAAGCCTGCCCTCGATAATCTGGCGCTGGCGGCGAGCCACTTCGCGGGTGCCGTTGGGCTTGTACGTCCGGCCACCGAGACGAATGCGCTTGCTAGTCGAGCGATGTCGGTGCGGTGCTGGCGCGGAGATATCTGGGAACGGAGAAGTCACAGCTCCACCAAGGAACCCACGAACAGACGACAGCAGTGCTGTCGCCATGACACTGAAGCCAAAGCGCATATCGTTCTCCACATTTTTTGGTGATAGAGATCAGGTCATCCGTACCTAATGGAGAAAACACATGGCTAAGATCGGTCGCTCCGGCTTCAATAAAATTCTAGGCGCGGGCTATACCGTGCTCAACCAGGACCCTCTGGTCGGGATTCTCACTCTCAAGACCGATACGGGTACAATCGAACTGGCAATGATCAAACCTGTCGCCGAAGCCTTGATGGGTGAACTGATCGATTTCTTGCAGGAAGGCAAAGGCGAAGACGCTCCGAGCTTTGCTGTCGAACGAAGCCAATGAATACCCCAGATCGACGGCTGGACTGGAATTTCAACTAGAAATTAAGCTGTTCAATTTACACTCGCCCGCATGGAGAGGGAAGATTTTCAGGCCAATTGGCGTGGAGCCAGACGATACCAGTTTGACGAGGAGGTGCGGATCAAGACCGAACTTCTCAAAGATCGTGATCGTACCTGGCTAGATCGCTTGCCCGTGCTTGGTTTTATATTGCTGGTAGCGGTTACAAGCGCGGCTGTATTTGTCGCTATGTTGCTTCTTTCCGCGCCGCCGCTCTGATTACTGTCCATGTCGCAAGTAAGTACCTGAATTAGAGCCTACGACCTTTGAACCTTATAACCATAATCTGACAGTCTTTTCTCCGCTCTTTTCAGCTCTTCGTCGGTGAAAAGTTTTCTCCATTCAGGCGTCTCAGTGACAAGGGCTTCGACTGTTAGGTCAAGCCGGCCACGTTGATACAACGCTGTATACCCGTCGGATTCTTTCTTGGCATTTATCAATGTTCTTGCAGTTGCAAATCCGAAGTTGTCGGTAAGCATTTGCAAAAAAATGTTAGCTGGATACCCCGCTTCCTCCTTTGCCCGTCGATAAACTTCGAACATCGCTAGAGTGAATTGCGGAAACGGATCAATTGCCATTTTACCCCCCGATCAACTATTTCTAGCTAAGAATGGATTGCTCCAGGTGTCAACGCACTACCCTGCTTTTGGTACGGTTGTACTGATTTCAAGTCCTCATATCTCTCGTTAACTGGATACCTGTGGTGGTGCTGCATTTGAGCGGATTGAATGGCTATTTATCTGCTTTCTGCGCCGCGAACATAATACCAATTACAAAGCCAATAGATCCAAACACACACCAGCCATATAAGCCGATTGCCCCACCACGTGCGGCGACGCCAATTCCCCCGAAAAATAACCCGAAAATTGAACCTATAAGTGCCCCGACTACCCCATATCTCAGCCATTTTCGTTGATTGCGAAACCAGCCCCACGCCTTGCCAATCAATTCTGCTCCCCCCAAAAATAAAAGCGGCCCGAAGGCCGCTGAATTCTTATCAGGCCGCAATTGTGCACCCTGAAACTATGCGCAGATTATTCTGCTTCGACCGATATGACAAGACACTTATGCGACTTTCTTTCGAGTTTGTGTGAAAAAATGTCGATGAAGTGCGTTACAGGCGAGACGAATGTCCCCGATCATATGAGGAAAGTATTGGTCGTTCTCCAGCATGAACTGAACGGCAGCGAAGAGGTTCGAGTTTCGCGTCTCTAGCTGTGCCTCTTCAATGACGCGGCGCGCATCGCTGTATGCCTGCTTTGCCCGAACAACCCACTTGGCATAGTCCTCTGGGTCATCGGCGCCGACAGTACCCGTTTGATCGTAATGCGCAGCCGGCGAGCATTCAGCCTTACGTCGGTCATTCAGCACTTCACGATAGCGCTCGGCAGCGTCGTACTGGCTTGCGCTGATACCTTCCGACGTGTCACGCTTGTAGGCCATGTGAAGCCTACCGAGATTGTCGCTTGCCAGATCCGAAAGCGCTTCCGATGCTGTCATGCCGAATATCCTCATCCTCGCAAGCTGGGCCACTTTTGCTGGCGGCTCCTTTGCTCTGCTAATCTGGCCAGAAGGCGTACGCAGAGCTCCTTCATTCTTTGGCCTTCCACGTTTCGCCTTGATCTTCGCCGCTTTGGTTTTCGCCATGTCCGTTCCTCGCTGACTGGGGTTATGCCGCTTGCTCGCCGTGCCGCTCGAAGCGTGCTTTCTTACGCGTCTCATGGCTTCGAATGATGTGAATGCGCCGCTCAACTTCCGGCTCAGGGACGTGGAGAATGGCCGCAATCTCGAATGTGTCTTTGCCGGATCGAAAGAGCCACAACGGGCAAGTGTTCCGGCTAACTGGTGGATGGTTTGTCATGCTGCCCTCCCTACTTGCTTGAATGATCCGCTAGGAGCGGACTTGAGATTGTCGATGTTGAATTCATGGCCATTGGCTTCTGCCGCCGCTTTCAGGCGAGCCATGCAGGCTTCTGGGCTGACGTCATACTGATTGCGCTTGGCGTCATCCTTGGCGCTCTCTGCCTGCATCTGGGCTTTGATCTGCTGCCACTTCGCTGACGCGCGCTGGCGGCTTTCTGGCGTCCACGTGGATTGCGAGTGCTCCCGCTGGCGCTTTTCTTCGCGTTGTTCCTTGAGGATTTCAGCTTCGCGGCGGTCGCGTGAACGGGCTTCGAGAATTGGGCGCATGACCTTTTCACATTCCTGACGAAGCTCTGGCGGGCTTGGAAGGAATGCATGCTCGAGCGAACCCTGCATGATTTGCTTCGTTGCCGTTTGCAGGCCGTGGCGCGTCACGCCTTCGAGAGCCATATAGAAACCAGCAACATTGACCTGATCGTCAGCCGAAGCCCTTGAGGGCAGGCTTGAAAGCAAGGTCAAGCACTGTAACATTTCCTCCTGCGTTGCCTTCGCTGTGAAATCCTCGGCTTTCGCTATCTGTGCCATCTTTTAAAACTCCAAGTCGCCGTGCTTCGTCGCGTATTGCATCCCCGATATTTCGGGGCTTGGGAGGCGGTTCGTTTCGTTTCACGCTAGACCGGTTGTCGTATCGGCCCTCCAGCAACGCTGTGAACGAAGAGGGTTGAAGCAGGAAATCGAGGTCAGCCCTCCAGCCGCGATCGTTCTGACCGGTGCAAAAAGCGCTAGCCTCGACCTTACCGAGAGCTTCAAACCAAACCGCTATGCCGTGCTGCCGTACAACGGCTGCAAGTTTCCGCTGGCGGGCAGTCGTCAGAACCCGAACCGATGCCAACCCACAGCGACTTGCAACGGCGTGATAGGCATCAAGGGCTTCCGAAACGCTGGGGTCAGCGGGGGAAGAGCCCCCTTTAGGGGGCGAAGGGGGAGTGATAGGGGTTAGTTTTTTAGGGGGTGTGGGGGAGCTTTTTTGAGGGGAAAGAGCACCACCGTCTGAATCGTCTGAATTCGTCTTATTAAGACGCTTTTCAGACGCTTTAAGACGCTCGTAATAACGGCGATTGCGCTCTTGCCTCTTGGTGGTTACCACCTTGGAGGACGCGCATTCTTCCATTTCTGCTATAGCTGCCACAATTTCATCATGAGGCATATTCGCAGCGAGCATGTGTTTTACGGCTGTGGCGATTACTGACATAATCACCACCCACGCAATGCCCAGTTTAGAATTGGTTCGGTGCAACCCCATGGATCGCGCCACAATTCTGACCCCGTAAATCGGAATACGTCATATCCGAGGTCGCTTAATTCTCGATCACGACTGCGGTCTTTCGCAGCTTGCTCCTTCGTGCGCTCATGGAAATCATGCCCGTCACACTCAATGACCAGTTTTCGCCAATGAGGACTTGTCTCACTGCGCCTGTGGTTGTGGTGTATCGTGCCGAACGTCCATGCGCTTAGTACAAAGTCCACGCGGAACTGATCAATTTGCACCTGTGGTTGGAGTATCAGGTACTTGCGATACTCTTTCTCTGTGAAGAACATATCAGCCGCGCCCTCGGTGCGCGGGATAAGAACTTCTTGGTATTCCGAAATTCCGTGTTCGACACGATTGACGAGCGCCGCACAAAGCAATCGCTCAATTTCGCTGTCGCCTACTACCCAGTCGTCAATATCTTCGAAGCTTTCGAGAACAGCAGAAATCGTCTGCTGGCGTAAAAGATCAAATCCATAAAGCTTGTTTTTCTTCATGCCGTCTGCGCCTCCTCGGCGCGCTGCAGGATGATGACGCATTCCTCCTTCAATCCTGCGTCCCACGTCATCGTGAGGCGTTCGCAGAGGCTGTCGTTCTTGATGACCTTGTAGTGCTGGAGAACATCCAGAAGCGCTTTCATGCGGTTGTCGAGGTCCATGCGCTTATGCGGACGCTTCAAGGCAACCTGAATGCTGAATGGGCCTTCGATGAAGCCGTTCTTCCCATTGATGAAATAGCCGCAGTCATTGCGCCACTTCGCATATTCCGGCGAAATGCGGCGAGACTTACCCCATCCAACGTAGATATCCCAGACAGATGGAGGGAACGGGAGCGCAAGCTTGATCATGCCGCCGCCTCGCCTTCTGCCTTGCGGGCGATGGCGTTGCGGTAGTCCTGAGCAACAGCTTCAAGGATTTCAACGTCAACACGCCGGTTCTCAAGCTCATGATCTGGGCGCTTGCTTTTGCCTTCACAGAAGTCAGCGAGCCACCAGACCTTTTCGTTCTTGATCTTCTCGACGCGAGCAAGCTTGTCTTGGAGACTGATCATCACGTCACCCAATTTGCATAGGCGAACGCAACGGCTAACGGGATAAGCGCGCTGGCGAAGGCAATGAGAATGGAGCGAGGTTCAATCATTTCTCACCCTTCTCTATTCGCGTCGGGAAGGTCTTTTCGTCCTTCTGCCGCTGCGTCAGTCTTAACCAGTACTGGCGCAATTTCTGCCATGCTGCTTGCATAAGGCGTTCCAGCCAGAGCATCCGCGATGCCAAGAAGTTTCGAATTGCGCGCATGGGCTAGTTCCCTCTCAGCCGCATAGGCTCTTTCTGATGCTTCAAGCGCCGCTTTGTAGGCGCGAGCGATGGCCGCATATGCGGACACAGGCATATCTTTGATCGATCGATAGCGGAGGCGATGCATCCAAGATGCCGGTGCGCCATACATGCGCTCGGCCCGGTGCATGGCAGCGTCAACGGTATCACCCGGCCCCCGGTAGGTACTCTGAAGGATGAAATCACTCATCCCTCTGGCGCTGCTGACAAACTCGACACTCATTTTGTCAGATCCTTCAAAACCTTTGTCGGACATTGCAAAGCTCTCCAGCTACGTTTCAGGACATGACAAGCGCCCCGAAACGAAACGAGAGCAGGAGTTGAGATTTGGAGCACATCGGGCATGCAGCATGGCGCGTTTTGCAGAACGCACGAAAAGCAGCGATTGCCCGAGGAAATGACGAAGAAGCGGGAGAGCGTGATCCTGCCTTGTTCAAGGTTGCGACGGGTAGTTACCCGGACACGCGCCAGAGCGCCGCTTCTCCTACCGTGGGAGAACGCTCTGGACTTGAAAGAACGCGCAAAAAGCGCCCCACGGGTTCGTGAATTTGAGATTGAGCGAGGCTTGTTCCTCATCGCCGCCCCTCGCTCGAAAAGGGAGCCGCGCCACGCTTATTGAAGGTGGCGCGGCTTTCTTCGTCAGTGTGGGAGGAGTTCACCAACGAATGAAAAATCCGCAATGCGTGTGCATGCGTGCGACCGCTCGCGCTCCTGCCGGTCTTACGGCAAGAGGCAATGAATGTTCCGTCATGGGTTGGGAAAACGGTCGCGGTCATGGCTTAGCTCATGCCCAAGGCGTCCATGTAGAGTTGAAGCATGGCTTCTTCCTCTTGACGCTCGTGGTCTTCCTTCTTGCGAAGGCGAATGATTTCCTTGAAGGCCTTGGCGTCGAAGCCGCTACCCTTCAGTTCCGCGACAATTTCTTTTTGATCGTCGCTGATCGTCTTCTTTTCTTCTTCAAGGCGCTCGTAACGCTCAATGAAGGCTCGAAGCTGGCCAACGGCAATCGTCTGCGCTTCCGATGTAATATCGTCGCTCATTATACGGTTCCTGATAGGGTTGGTGGTTTCTGGTGTGGCATGGAGGCTCTGGCCTCCTTGCGGGAGCGATGCGAGGCGAGCCACACATATGTGACACCCTTGAAACCCCGCTTTGAACACGCTGAAACAACCTTGTCCCAATGTTCGGGCGCAATGCTATCGCGCCTTCGCATCTGCCGGGCCGCTTCATATCCGCAGCCAACGTCCCGGGCGAAATCGGAAATCTTGCCCCAGCTATCAATCAGGTCGGTAATAGTGTTTGGCGTGTTCATCATGGCGGTATCGTACATAACGTACGACACCTATGCAAGCCAAATCGTACACTATGAACGACAATACTAAGTCATAATGTACGAATGGAACCAAAAGACCGTTTGAAAGAAGCGCGCATCAACGCTGGGTATGCAACCCCGAGCGATGCTGCGCATGCGATTAAAGAGATCAATAAGAATACACTGATTAGCAATGAAAACGGGAACCGGCCAATATCCCGGCAGGCCGCAGTAAAGTACGGGCGAATTTTTGGTGTCGAACCCGGATGGCTTCTTTACGGGGAAGGCGCAGAACAGCCGTCAAAAATTACGGATTTGGAACAAGTTAAGGCCATCCTGCAACGTGTGGATGGCCTTAATAAAAACAACGTCGATACGATAATGACGATCATAAGCAATTCAATTAAAGCTAACGCTTATGAACAAGAACATACCCGCACTGATGATCAATCTGAGACAACCACTCCCCACCGTGAACCAACGCCATAAGCTCGGACAGGCGTTGGCTGATTTTCTCGATTTCCCTTGCTGCGTTTAGTTCTTCACACGAAAGCGCTTGTTCCAGCATTTCATCGACGGCAGATTTCTTTAAGACCTTCCCGCCTGAGACATAACTGATCAATTCCGCCTCCGGCGCTAGATTTTTTCCATCTCATCGATTTCAGGCGGTAAAGGATCGCCATGAGCAAAAATAAGCTTCGGCTCATCAAATTCACCGGTTTCGCTATCGCCAGTGGCTACAAATGCAATAACCATGGGCTTTTCGAGCGCTAGCCGTTCTGCTGTTTTCCGCGCATGGGCCACGTCCCTAGCCCCGAATGGGGTATCAGCAAACAGCCTGCCTCTTGGTGCCTTGCTGTAGCTCTGCACCACGTAGTTCGTAATCATGCCCATTTCAGATACTCCCTGTTACGCTTGTTATGTGCGACAGGATGACTCAGATATGAGAACGAAACAAGAACATTCTTGACGAAAGGTAAACGGCATTTTGCCGCCGCTAGGTGTTGTATTCTGCTCCTCGAAGGGAAACTAGAAATCGGGATTTGGATATCGCTTGTAGTTCAAAAATTTACAATTAATTTAGAATGAAATTCCCGATTCTCGCATATCAATGTCCCCGTTCAACTTTCCCGTGAGGGCTTGATTCAAGGATTGTCAAGGATTAAGTTTTAACTTAATGACGTGGTGGAAACTGAATGAGTGAACTGAAACTGATTTGCAAAGGGAGGCATTGCAAAGTCTTCTTCACTCGTCAGGTGGAAAAGCAATTTGCGAAAGCTGATGCTAATCAACGCGCACGCATTCGCAAATGGATGCAATTTTTCGCCGAAGACGGCCATGAACTTCTCGACACTGGGAAATTCAAGCATGAAGGCAAATTCAGCACAGGACAGAGGAATGGAACCACCGTTTCGATCTGGGTGTTTAAAGCTTGGCAAGTTCGTGTTTATGGTGGTCACGATGTGAACGGCGATTTTGTGGCAACTGAATTCGACATTAAGCAGCAGGATGCTGCCAACAGGGAAAAACTGGAGCTAGCCGCCAAAAAATTGGCGGAATATCTCTGAGGAGACAGCGATGACGATCAGCCCCTTGAACAAGGAAGAACAGTTCATTTTTGCCGTGGAAGATCTGCGTGCTGAAATTCAATATGATATTCTGCGCTGCCTTAAAGAAGCTGGTATTTCTCAAGCGGAACTCGCCAAACGTATCGGCGTAAGTGCGCCATGGGTCTCGCAGATCCTTGGTGACGACGCTAATCTGACTGTCGAAAGCATTGTTAAAGTTTTTCTGGGCTTTGATAGACAGTGCAAGATCATTTCCGCTCCCCTGCATGAAGAACTTTCTTGCGTCGAGCCGATGGCACGCGGGGTCAACAGCACCAAATCGGCAGGCTGGACAGAGGTCAAGTGGAACGAAGCTGATAGAATTACGCAGTCCTATGCTAGTTCCCGAGACACTGTTGGGACGCTTATGAAAATTATCGAAGGAAATTGCCGGACAAAAACTGATGTAGTGCGCGCCAACGACAATTCGTATGTGCAAGACAATGAAAGAGCTCGGGAATTGGCATGACCGAAAATGATAAGAAGAATATTGCGGTTGACGCTCCTGACGAAGAGGCAGTGAAATCGTATAATGCAATTGTTAAAGAAGCCGAATTGATCGACATTCGACTGGTTGGATTCAACTTTAAGATGCAGCCTCAGTATTACGAGTATACTGATGGAGGCAAAAAGGGGAAATCTAAAAAATCATTTGGCGTTGAAATCTCTCCTGTTAATTATGACCCTGATACGACCAGCCTCGGATCAGAGTTCGAGTGGCGCTTAGAAGTAACTGGAGGCAAAAGGAAACTTCTGACAATCACAGCCAACTATTTTGTAGTTTACGGCAACGTTCCCGCGGTTGGCGCAGAACATCATAAAACGTTCATGCAACGAGTCGGTCGCTTTGCCACATTCCCGTACTTCAGATCTTTGGTTTCTCAGATGTCTTGGGAGTCGAAAGCAGAGCTGCCGATTTTGCCGGTTCTCAAGTAGGTATGCCCCACCATAAAATCACTATGAACAGACCCCGCTTCGGCGGGGTTTTTCATTTGCGGGCTTGGTTCGCCCCGCACCTTCTTTGCGTTAGCGCAAATGGTGAAAAGGCATGGTAAGATATGATTTCCTCGACGGAGGACAATCATGGCAGATGAGAAAAGACCCCGGAATAACGCCGTAGTCATCGACGGCGACCGTTCAAGCGGCGGGGATTCCCAAGGCAGCACGCTTACCCCGATGCTGATTGGAGGGCTTGTCCTTGTCGTCCTTGGTGGCATTATCGTGATGATGTTCGTCTGATTGGATCACGGACCAGACCATGACGCCAGAAAGCTTACAGCATTGCCTTGATGATATAGGCTGGACGCCGGATATGCTGGCGCGCAAGCTGGAATGTCATGTCTCGCTTGTGGAAGCTTGGCTATCCGGTGAAATTGAAATTCCGCTTAAAGCATCTGTATGGCTTACGACGTTAGCGGCGTGCCATCGGGCCGCTGAAGAAGGAAGACCGATTTCCTTGAAGGGCAAGAAAGCCCCAATTTGAAGCCAATTATACAGGCTTGGATACTACATCCGCTTGCCAAGTATGGTGCGCATAATAGAAATCTCCTCCGCCTTCCTTATCTGTCAGCTTTGCTCGTATCTTAAAGATTGTGCCAACTGGAAATTGCCTCAACGATCTGCTGCATTCGACGTCTAATCCTATTTCAGCACTCGGGTCCTGCATACTGTGCGCGATTGTTTTGAAATGAATTTTGCCGCGCTTGCCTGACGTGTGTCTGAGCTCATAGCTCTGGAAAACAATTTCCCGATAAGGTTCGTTGAACTTAGCCATTACACCCCTCCCAAGAGAGTCCTAGGTTAGCTCGTCAGTTTCCGTTTTCAAGGCTCCATTTCCCGGAAGCTTCTTTACGTTGTGATTCTAGCACGGCGCGGGATCACTTCAATTCATTCGTACAAATTGCACTATTATCGTACATTTTGTACTTGACTGAGCTTCGTACGTTTTGTACGGTTGTCTCAACAAACGAGATCGGAGCGCAACATGCATCCCTCAGTACAGACAACCTACAACGACCTTGCGCAGGCTCTTACGGGCCTGAAAGCAAGCGCACCAAAGCCGGTACGTGAAGTCATCCGCCAAAAGCGCGTCATGCAGCTTGCATGGTCCATGTACCGCGCAAAACAGGCGGCAGAACTCAAGGACATTGAACTGTACCGCGCCGAGGCTGCGCCGGAACAGTTCGAGCGTTGGTTCAAGCGCAACACGTCATTCAACGCCAAGCAGTTCGGCTTTGCTCTGCAAGACGCTCATCGCGCCATTGCCATCGAAGAACGCGGGCCGGTTTTCATCACGACCAAGCAGAGCTTGTTTATCGGCTCTGACAGCCGGTGGAGGTGAGAAACATGGCTGATCACCTCACCGGAACCGAAGTCAAGCGGCTGATCGCAGAGATTGAGCACCGTCTCAAGACTGATCCACACGTCCCGACCCGCCGCTATCTCGCTGAAAAGCTTTTCGAACTCACCGACCTTCTACAGGAACAGGAAGGAATTGCAGCATGAGCAATGTTTCTCACGCTCTAATCCGTCAGAAAGATGCAGCCAGGATCATCATAGCGCAGCTTCGTGAAGCGGGAATGGATGATGAAGATAGCGTTGGTATCGCGATTGAAAGCGAAACCAATCTTCTTGAGGTTATCGCAGAGGCTCTTAACAAGATCGATGAAAATGACGTTCTGGACGCTGGCCTAACATCAAAGATCAACGATTTTACAGAACGCCGCTCGGCCATACGCAAGCAGACCGACTTCCTTAGAACCTCGATTGAGCAGGCAATGCTCATCGCAGAGCAGGAAACTATGCGTCTGCCTACAGCGACCCTGACCTTGCGCAAGGTGAAACCGGGGACGGTTATCGAAGCTGAGGCGGATATCCCTTCTCGGTTCTGGACGCCGCAAGAGCCTCCAGCGCCCAAGCTCAACAAGAAATCACTGCTCGAAGCGCTCGAAGCTGGAGAAGTTATTCCCGGCGCGCGCCTCGATAACGGCTCTGTGAGCCTGACTGTACGGAGGAAGTAATGGGAAACGTTACCGTTCTCGAACATACGCCGAAGCAGATCGCACTCGTTAAGCACACGATTGCCAAGGACTGCAATGACGACGAATTCAATCTGTTCATGGAGGCAGCGCGGTCTTATGGCCTCGACCCTTTCCGCAAGCAGATTATGCCTCTCGTTTTCGGCAAGAACGCCAAGGATCAATCCAAACGGCGCATGTCGATTGTCGTCTCTCGCGACGGTCTCCGCGTCATTGCTCAACGCTGCAAGAACTATCGGCCAGCATCGGAGCCGGCTGAAGTTGTCTTCAACGATGAACTGAAATCGGCAACGAACCCAAAGGGCATTGAATACGCCCGCGTTTATCTCTGGCAGCAGGACAACAAGGGCGAGTGGTTCAAGGTCGTTGGCGAGGCTTATTGGGATGAATTTGCCCCGCTCAAAGATGAGTGGATTGATAATCCTGAAACTGGTCGCGGCGAAAAGACTGGACGGCAGATGCTCGACACTTCGGGCAACTGGGCGAAAATGCCAGTCGTAATGATAACCAAATGCGCCGAGGCTCAGGCTTTGCGTGCTGGCTGGCCAGATCAATTCAGCGGAATCTATGTTGAGGAAGAACTGGATCGCGCAAAGACGCTCGATCTAACGGCGTCCGAAATTGTCGCCCATAACGAGCAGGAAGAGCGTGCAAAGCGCATCGGTGCTCACAACGCAATTACCGTCACGTGGGGCGATGGCTGGCAGCTGGAAAATGTTCCAGTGGGTGAGTTTGCAGACCGTGCTGCTGACTTCATCCGATCTTCCAATCCCGAAGACGTTCGACGCTGGCAGGACGCAAACAAGCAACCTTTGCAGGCATTTTGGGCTATAGCCCCTTCCGATGCGCTTGAACTGAAGAAAATCATTGAAGCAAAGCTGGCCGATAAACCTGCTCGCAAGACAGGAGAGGCAGCATAATGTCCAGCGCTCCTATCCTCCTCTCATGGGATGGAGAGGCCTTCTATCCAGCCTCCCCTTATTGGGCATCCCGCGCAGATCGCCAATTTGTCGTTGGTGAAACTTACAAACTTGTCGAGCACCACGATAGATCAGAAGCGAGCCACAATCATTATTTCGCTTCCATCAGCAATGCCTGGAACACGCTGCCGGACCATCTTTTGGCCGAGTATCCGACTGCCGAGCATCTGCGCAAAAAGATGCTGGTCAAATGCGGGTTTGCCGACGAACGCACCGTAGTGTGCGGCAGCAAGGCGGAAGCCGAGCGCGTAGCCGCATTTATCAAGCCGATGGACAACTACGCTGTCGTGATTTTCCACGAAGCCGTTGTGAAGGTCTACACCGCGCAGAGCCAAAGCCTCAAGGCCATGGGCAAACGCGAATTTCAGGAAAGCAAAGAAGCCGTTCTTGCCGCAATCGACAGGTTGCTAGGCGTGGAACCCGGCGCAACCGCGAGGGCTGCAGCATGATCCCCTCTTTCATTGCAAAATTGTTCAACTGGCTTTTCCCCGAACCGGAGCGCCGCGACCTTCAGGCCGAGATTAACGCCAAGATCGCAGAAATCGAGACGGCCAAGCGCCAGCACCGCCCGCGAAGCCACCTTTACGACGAACTTAACGGCCTGATGGCCGAGCAACTGGCCGAAGAACTCGGCTACGCGAGGCATTGATATGGCCCGGAAAGAGTTCACCCGGAAAATCCGTACCGCCGCCATCGAGCGCGCAGCCGGTCACTGCGAGAAATGCAAGGCCGTTCTCAAGAAGGGTGAGGCCGAAGTGGATCACATTTTGCCTGATGTTCTCGGCGGCGAGCCAATATTGGCCAACGCTCAAGTTCTTTGCCAGCAATGCCATGCGGAAAAGACGGCAGACGATATTCGCCGCACCCGTAAGGCCGACCGCCAGCGGGATAAGAACAACGGCGCGATCAAACCATCTTCAAAGCTTTCCGCCAAGGACAAGCAGCCGAAGCGCCTCACCAAACAACTCCCTCCCCGTAAGCGCGACATATTCGGTCGCCCTGTTAGCGAAGGTGCGCGAGCATGACTGATATCAACACAGGTGGTGCAGCATTCCCATGCGAAGGTGGTTCAGACAGCGGGCTATTTGCTGATCCCGGAATGTCGCTTCGCGATTACTTCGCAGCGAAGGCACTACAGGGACTTTTGGCAGGCCAGTTCAGTGATCACGGTCATTTCAACCTCAAAGAGCTTCCAAAAGAAGCTTACGCCATCTCTGACGCCATGATCGCAGCCCGCGAGGTCCAGCCATGACCACAGTACCGGAAGAAGCCGTGAAGGCGGCAGACATCATTCAGGTCATCACCGATTTGCGGCTTGCAATCTTACAGGATGACGATGAGGGGCTGGCTGAACACGCCGAACCGATGATCAAGGCCAAGGAGTTGATTTCCAAGCTTTCGGCATTGCCTAACCTACCGCAAGGGGTGGGTGTGAAGGTGAAGCCGCTGGATTGGACGGAGGATAGCGCGCCCGGATACAGGCTATTCTCTGCTCAATCCGACATTGGCCATTTCGCATACGGAACCGATGTAGATGGCAATCCATGGTCATCATCGCCATTAGGCATCAAGGATCATGCCAACGAAGAAGCAGCAAAGCGCGCTGCGGAAAAGGCTCATCACGAACTCGTCGTAGATCAGGCCAAGGCTATAGGCTTGGAACTCTCCGCGCTTGAGCCATCCGCAGCGCGTGAGCTGGCGTTAGAGGAAATCATTGCGCTTTGCAGGGACTACGGCGAAGACAGCCAGCCCGACAGCGAATACCGTTTGGCCTGCAATGACATTATCGAGGCCATTCAAGAACGCCGCGCCCTATCCTCCCCGGACCATGCCGACGCCGGTAAGGTCGAGGGGGATGGGTGGCTGCCAATTGAAAGTGCGCCGAGGGGAACAGCACCGAAACACTGGGATGCGCCCAGCATCTTGGTCACTGACGGTCAGAGCGTTGATCAAGCCGAGTGGGAAGCCGATGACGGAGAACCATACTGGCATGCTACAGGCGGAAAGAGAAAGTCTGGAAACTTCCTAGGCTATGAACCCACCCACTGGCGGCATCTCCCTTCTGCACCTTCTCGCGAGGTGGCGAAATGAGCGGCGGCGGTTACATCATCGAGAAAATGCCTGTCACTTTGGAAAGCGGGAAGAATGTTATTCGCTACCATGTCATGGATCGCCACGACGATGAAGTTTGCGTTTACGCGGAGCCTGCCGAGACAGAGCCGCAACTCCGCGATCAAATGTGGTGGGGTGGAGCGCAGATTATCTACTTCGGGGAAAATGACAAAGGCAGGCTAACCAAAGTCGGATATTCGTTCCGGCCCGGTCGCGCCACCCACCCATCAGGAGGCGACCGCCATGGCAAGTGAACTCCAATGTAAGCACACCCGGCGAACCGGCACGATTACGATGCATCGGTGCGAACGACCTGCGGTCAAGGATGGATACTGCACCCGTCATCATCCTTCGTATCTGTCGCCGAAAGAGAAAAAAGCGCTGGCTAAATTCGATGCTACCCGCCCCACCCCCGTTGCTCCCGTATCGCCGGATGCTACCGGCAAGTGCGGGGAGTTGGAGACGGTTGAGACGCAAATGCGTTGCCTTCTTACAACTGGCAATCATCAATGGCGTAACCCTGTTTCTCCTAGTGAACTATCTGCCGTTAAGGAGAACGGGAAAGACGCGATTGGAATACCTTACGAACTTCGCGATCTTGTCACCCGCTCGCAGGCTGTGGAGCTATTGGCGGCGAAGGACAAACTGATTGCTCAACTTCGTGCCGCGGACGCATCTAAATTCGATATCAATCTGGCATTGAATAGCCGCATCGACGATCTCTTAGCGAAACTTGCTGAGGCCCAACGTGGTTGACCCCGGGCCCAACTGTTCTCAGCCTATCACGCGAGAGCGCATCGAGCGTGCGATGGACGCACTTGCCCAGTGGATGGTGAGACTTGGCGCGGATGGAGTGAAATGCCTCCCAATCTATGAACGCCTTGAGCGGGAGCTGGAGGCACTTTCATCCACGGAAAGCAAAATGGCGGAGATATTCGCCCGCGCTAAACGATCGAAGCATCAAACGGCAGCGCAATCTTCTGCAGCTCAGTATGCCGCCACTCAAGAGAACCGCCCTCCCCATAATTAGGCCGGTCGATGGTGTGCCCCATCAACGACCGGCGCAGTTCCGCATCCAGGCCAGCTTCTTTCATCCGATCTTCAAACGCATGACGAAACGAATAAATCTTGTGCTTGTCGGTTGGGAACAGCCCGTTATTTTTGAAGAACTTATTCAGCGTGTTCGACATATGGGTTTCTTTATGCCGGTAACGGGGAAATCCCCCACTGTGCTTTTTAAACACTTCAACAGCGATACCCACGAGCGGAATAATCCGATTGGATGATTCCGTTTTGATCTCCCGCTTGCCTTCGCCATCTTCGATAGCTGTTACCTCTATGTAAGGCAGCTTTTCGTTTGCATGTATATGCTCAGGCAGGAGGTTGCAGATCTCGCTGGGGCGAGCGCCTGTCTCGATCATAGCCAGAACAACGCCTCGCGCTTCATCATTCAGGCCAGCCAATGCACCTTTTTTGAGAATGCTATCCTTGATCCACATGGCGCTGAAAGGCGGTCTGGATCTCTTCTTCTCGATAAAACCGAGATCTGCGAAAGGGTTTTCTCGGTTTTTGTCACCAATGTGAGTGAAGTAACGACCGTAGAGAATTTTCAAATCCGACAGGATCCGGTTGCCAGCCGTCGCTGTGTGAGTAGGATTACCCTTATCAGGAGCAATCCGCTTCAACCAGAAATTATAGACCTTCAACGCGTCAGCGCGGGTGATCTCATCAATGTGCTTATCTTCATTCAACTCGACAAAATAATTCACCGCCGACTGCTTCTGCTGCACCCATTTGCGGCGCTGCGCCTCGCTCTTGTCGCGGAGCTGGTCGGCTGCAATCTGAGAGCGATAAATCTTGAACGCCTGATTGATCGTCACCTTTGGCGCATCGACGGTACCCAGAATGGCGGCGGCCTGCATAACCGGCGCGCTCGGCGCGAGGATGGTCTCAATGCGCTTAAGTATCTTATCCAGCGGCTCGGAAGCGATTTCCCTTGCCGTATGAAAGGTGAAGCCCAGAGCTTCCACGCGCTTAACTGCAGCGTCGTATTTCGCCCTGGCTTCGTCCTTGTCGCCGCCCATGATGAGCGAGGCCCACAGTTCGCCATCCGCCTTTTCGAGCAAATCACGCTTTGATCGCGCAACGACCAGATCCGTCGTTTGCAGAGACTGTTTGATGATGGGAAAGCGCGAATCTAGCGTCCCGATGTTTCCCGGTACGCGACGGCGGTAATAGTAAATGCCCCTGATTTTGGTCAGATGACGGTCTGCACTGCTATCGTCAATTCTGCGCCCCAT